AACCATCACCAATTTTTTGATCTGCAATAGAAGCGAACTCTCTACCACTTTGTACGACAAATCCTAATAGTTGAAATAATGTTTGGTCAGGACCCTTATAAGGTAATGGCATTAAACCATCACGAATGGCACCGCCTGGTGCGTCTACGTCTCTAAATTCACCTGGCTGTATTGGGTTATCATCATCCCTGATTCGAAGACCACGGGCCTTGAATCCTGCTGGTAAGTTTGACAATGTTCCCGCATCAATAAGTTGACGGAGCGCAGAGGTAGCCGTTCTTGATAAACCCCCGAGCATATGTATAAGCCCAAAGCCATAAAAACCAAGACCAGGTAAAAACTTAAAGTGTACGAAGTAAGATATTTTTTGTTTAGTCGGATCGTCTGGCCTGTAATTTCTGTATATAGATAATACTTCTCCCGAGTTTTGATCAATTGTGATAATATAAGGTAGCTTGATTCCAGTTGATTCTCCGTTTCTATCTTTGTCTTCAAACCCTTCAATATCGCATTCTGCGTGAAACTCTATTAGATTAAAGTCATACTCATCATCTGTTTTTTGCACACCCTCTAGCTTATCCATTTTTTCTTGAATTGGATTTTCTTCAGAGATGCCAGGGTTTAAATCAATGTCACGATAAAAACCTGATACTTGTTTTTTACGTAAATCATTTTCAGACATTTTTAAAACATGAGCAATACGTTCTGCCGT